ACGAATTGCATCCGCTTTGAATTCAGGTGTATACTTTCTAGCCATTGTGAATCCTCCTTCTATATACATTGTACTACAGAAGATTGATTCTCAAAAACTTTGTCCGTTATTTATGCTAACAGCAATCAAAGCTTTAGGCGGCTTTGAAAAATTTGCGGAATGGGGGCTTGTAAGAAATGCAAACAACAAGTGAAATGCAGCTTGTTCCGATTGAGAAGCTGGTGCCGTATGTGAACAATGCCCGCACTCACTCCCCGGAACAGATAAACAAGCTCCGTTCTTCCATCAGAGAATTCGGCTTCATCAATCCGGTAATCATCGACCGTGACTTTGGTGTAATCGCCGGCCACGGTCGTATTCTTGCAGCGAAGGAAGAAAAGATAGATAAGGTGCCGTGCGTCTTTGCAGATCATCTATCCGAAGCGCAAAAGAAAGCCTATATCATTGCGGATAACCGCATGGCGATGGATGCGGGATGGGATGAGGAACTCCTGCGAGTTGAAATCGAAGCGCTGCAGGCGGAGGCGTTTGACCTTTCGCTTACAGGCTTTGATGAAAAGGAACTCTCAAAGCTCTTTGATGACGGCACGGACATCAAGGAAGATGACTTTGACGTGGATGAAGAGCTAAGTAACCCCACCTTTTCAAAAGCAGGTGATGTATGGACGCTTGGGCGGCACAGACTCTTCTGCGGTGATTCCACAAAGGCTGAAAGCTACGAAACGCTTATGCAGGGCAAAAAGGCGAACCTCGTGCTGACTGATCCTCCCTACAATGTCAACTACGAAGGCACGGCAGGAAAAATCAGGAACGACAACATGGCAGCCGGGAAATTCTATCAGTTTCTGCTTGATGCTTTTTCAAATATCGAAAAGGTCATGGCGGACGATGCATCTATCTATGTGTTTCATGCGGATACCGAAGGACTGAACTTCAGAAAAGCTTTCTCGGATGCGGGATTCTATCTTTCCGGCTGCTGCATATGGAAAAAGCCGAACCTGGTGCTTGGACGCTCTCCTTATCAGTGGCAGCACGAACCTTGCCTTTACGGCTGGAAGAAAAACGGAAAGCATCAGTGGTATTCGGATAGAAAACAAACCACGATCTGGGAGTTTGAAAAGACAAAGAAGAACACGGATCACCCGACTATGAAGCCTGTTCCGCTTCTTGCCTACCCGATTGCAAACTCATCTATGTCAAATACGTTGGTTCTGGATCCGTTCGGAGGAAGCGGCTCAACTCTTATCGCCTGTGAGCAGATGGACAGAAGCTGTTTCACCATAGAGCTTGACGAAAAATACTGCGATGTCATCGTAAAGCGCTACATCGAGCAGGTCGGAACATCGGAAAATGTGTCCGTAGAACGAAGCGGTAATACCTACGCCTTCAAGGAACTGGAGGTAAATAATGAATAGATTAACGCTTGGCAGCCTTTTTGACGGCTCGGGCGGTTTTCCTCTTGGCGGCTTAATTTCCGGCATTACCCCTCTTTGGGCATCGGAGATTGAGCCGTTTCCTATAAGGGTGACCACCAAAAGGCTGCCATTTATGAAACACTACGGCGATGTTTCAAAGATGGATGGCAGAGAGTTAGAGCCTGTGGATATCATCACATTCGGTTCGCCCTGCCAGGATATGAGCATCGCGGGGAAAAGAGAGGGGCTTACGGGAAACCGCTCCGGTCTTTTTTATGAAGCTATAAGAATCATTAAGGAAATGAGGGAGAAAACAAATGGCAAATATCCAAGATATATCGTGTGGGAGAATGTGCCGGGGGCCTTCTCCTCAAACAAAGGCGAGGATTTCAGATGTGTCCTTGAAAGCATCTGCCGGGTCAAAGACAAAACCGCATCTGTTCCTTCGGCTAATAAGTGGCAGAACGCAGGACTTATCCTGGGAGACGGTTACTCCATCGCCTGGAGAGTGCTTGACGCTCAATACTTCGGAGTTCCCCAGAGAAGAAAACGCATCTACCTTGTCGCAGATTTTGCAGGCGAATGCGCCGGAAAAATACTATTTGAGTCAGAAGGCGTGTCTGGGTATACTCCGCAGGGCTTCCGAGCGTGGCAAGGAGCTGCCGGAGGTTTTGAAGCGAGCGCTGGAGAGGCAGGCAAAATCTGTTTAAACGATCAGGGCGGCCAGCGAATGGATGTGATGGAAAATGTGACGAGTACGCTAAGAGCAGAAGCGCATCATCCTCCAGTGGTTTTAGAAGCTGCGGGATTTAGCACCGAGCATTCGGCAAAGTCAAGAAGCATAGGATATGAAGAGGAAACTTCTCCCACGCTTCGGGCGGGAGCCCGTCCTGACGCTGCCATCCTGGAAAATCATCCGACCGACAGCCGCATCAGATTATCCTCTGACGGAACGGTGCAGACACTTACCTCCCGCATGGGAACGGGCGGAAACAATGTCCCCTTGCTTCTTAAAATCAGAAGCGGATGCGAAGGCGGCGGCAAAGGCGCGCTGATTCAAAAGGATAAATCGGCCACCCTTGGAACGGGCAATGACCAGACGCTTTTTGAGCCGAAGGTTTACGGCATCTGCTCCAAAGACAGCAACGCCATGAAATCGGATAATCCAAGGAGCGGATTTTATGAAGTGGATACTACCCGCACCCTGGATGGAAATGGCGGAAATCCCACCTGCAATCAGGGCGGTATGGCGGTTGTTGCGATCGAGGGAAACGGCACAAGACCATCTCATAAGGGCGCCGGATATGCTGAGGGCGATGTCAGCTTTACGCTGAACGCAACCGAACAGCACGGCGTAGCTTACGGGATTGACCGCGCCGCCTACAACATGGGACAGAACGCTAAGTTCGGAATCACTGTGGAAACTGAAGTCGAACCCACTATTGTGGCAAAAGGTCCGGGAGCGGTCAGCCATCCGACTTACCACTCAAGCAAGAGTTCCTTTCATACGAGTTTTACGGATGAAGCGGCAACGGACACTCTTGTTGCCACTGATTACAAAGATCCGCCGACCGTATCGGAAGAGCCTGACTATATCGTCAGAAGGTTGACGCCAACAGAGTGCGCAAGGCTGCAGGGATTTCCAGACTGGTGGTGCGCCTGCCTTGAAACCGAAAAGCCGACAGATGAAGAGATGTACTTTTGGTATAAGGCATTTGAAGAATGGCGAAATATTACGAAGCCGGACACAAAGCCTAAGACCTCAAAGCAGATAAGGAAATGGCTTGAAAGTCCCCATTCGGATTCCGCAGAATATAAGATGTGGGGCAATGGCGTGGCTCTGCCGTGCGTGGTATTCGTGCTGTCAGGCATTGCATATTTCGCACAGCTTGAAACCAGATAATGACGCGGTGTTTTACAGATAAATGTGCGAAAATCGCTTGCTATTACAGCGGTTTAGAGCAATATATGTACTACCGAAAGCAAAGGAGGTTTTCGCACATGAAAATAAGATACAACGTAACAGGAGAAAAACGAAAGGAACTGGTCAAAACAATCTCGGCTGTCACCGGCGCAAAGTCAAAGTATATGGGGATGCCGAGCGCGGCCTATGAGATTGACCGCTTCACAGTTACAAAGGACGGAACGCTGATGTTTAACGATATGACAGACAGCGAGGAAGTTGAAAAGCTGCTCGAGACAATAGCGGATGCGGGCTTTGAATGTGAACAGGCTGAAACTGCTGACCACATTTACATCGAAATGCCGAGGGACTACTACACTGATGCGGCGCTTGAAAATTTGAAGCGGATTATTAAGAGCAAGGAAACGCTCATCAAAAAAGCCATCGGAGCGGATTCACTACCGATTGAGGTAACGGAAGAAAAAGTAATCTTTCCCTGGTTTACCGATTTGAAACCGGAAGCTCTGCACGCCTACGCGGCTTTCATTCATAAGCTATCCAGGATAGCAAAGGAAGCAACCAGAGTAACTGCTGCGGAGAAAGAAACCGAAAACGAGAAGTACGCCTTCAGATGTTTTCTCTTAAGGCTCGGCTTTATCGGTGATGAATACAAGGCAGACAGAAAAATTCTGCTGAAGAATCTCTCGGGGTCTTCTGCCTTTAAGAACGGTCATAAAAAAGAATACGAGCCTGGGATGAATCCTGTTCCGACTGCTGAAAACACTGTAAAAATCAATGTGGAAGAAGCAAAAGAAAGGCTCGAGGATCCGGAAGTGCAAAAAGAAATACGCGCGATCATAAACGGCGAGGAGGTGTCAGAATGAATTTTCCAGGCAAAGAAACGGTAGAGGGAATAAGAAAGTCCTATCCTGTCGGATGCCGTGTAGAACTCATCCGCATGGATGATGCGCAGGCGCCGCCTATCGGAACAAAAGGCACTGTCATCGGAGTGGATGATATCGGCTCTGTTATGGTTCGCTGGGACAACGGCTCCGGACTTTCCGTAGCCTATGGCGAGGACTTATGCAGGAGGTGCGACTGATGGACGCTAAAGTCAGAGAGCAGATCCTTGCCGTTAGAGATACAGGTCTTACCAATATGTTCGATATCAATGCCGTTCAGCGTATCGCCTATGAAATGGATTTCTATGAACTGGTGAATTTTATCGAAGAAAACCGCGGGAAATACGTCAGATTCATCCTCACAGGCGAGGAATAACTGTGCATATTTCTTTGAAAAAATCACATAAAAGACTTGCTATTATCTCCTTTCAGAGTGATATATGTACATACCAAAAGAAACGGAGGATATGAAAATGACAAACAAGGAGATGAAAGACAAGAGCTTCAAAGATGCGATGGAGTCACTGAAAAAGAAGAATGAACAGCGCGTAACCGAAATGGCGCTTCAGATGATTCCGGAGCTTGAAGGACGAGGTGACCTTGAAGCACACGGAAACGACAGCGAGGATTTTATTGAAATCAGCGTATGGACTTTGAAAGAAGCGCTGGTTAAGGCATATGAGTTAGGTAAGGGCTGGTATTAAGGGAGGATACTGAAATGACGATAAACGAAGCAATGGAAAAATACAGACTGCCGAATCCGACCACGCCGGAGGATCTTGAAAGCAGATGGAACAAGGTTCTGACCTTCGGAGACAAGGTGTTGCTTGCCGGATACTACTACAATGGCCAGAACAAACCTTCCTATTTCGGAGCGGTTTACGAATACCTTGAAGATGGCAAGAAGACTTGTGAAAGCGCCATCGGGCTTTACATGGCAAGCGATGTGGAATTTACGGATGACGGTCACGCCATAGCCTGGGTGATGCGGCAGTAACAAAAAACAGAAAATAAGGGAGCGGAGCCAAACGGCTCTATCTCTCGTACAGATAGATTTTGGAAAAGTCGCTTGAGGCGGCTTATTTTTATGCCCGGAGGATGTAATGAAATTTTTAATCGACAGAAACGAACTTCCCTACGATGCGATGGTATCCGATCCCTCGCAGCTTTGTCCTATAGAGGAAGAAGGTGACGATGCGGATGATGAGGAAACTGAAAAAATACAAACCGACACGGTTCATGGCTAAGGGCAGTCACTACGATAAGGACGCGGCCGACCACGCGGTGTGCTTTATAGAAAAATTCTGCTGTCATACCAAGGGACGATGGGACGGTAAGCCATTCGAACTTATCGACTGGCAGGAGCAGATCATCAGGGATATTTTCGGCACGATAAAAGAAAACGGATATAGACAGTTCAACACGGCTTATGTGGAAATTCCGAAGAAGCAGGGGAAAAGCGAACTGGCTGCCGCCGTTGCTCTCTATCTGCTCTGCGCCGATTTTGAGCCGGGAGCCGAGGTGTACGGATGCGCCGCGGACCGTAACCAGGCGCAAATTGTATTTGATGTTGCTCTTCAGATGGTCAAACGCTGCCCGGCTCTTGAGAAAAAGATGAACATACGGCCATCGCAAAAGGAAATGGAATATCTGCCCACGGGAAGCAAATACAAGGCTCTCTCTGCTGATGTGGCAAACAAGCACGGCTTCAACATCCATGGCGTAATCTTTGATGAGCTTCATACGCAGCCAAACAGAAAGCTGTTTGATGTTATGACGAAAGGCTCAGGTGACGCGAGAATGCAGCCGCTGTATTTTCTGATTACTACAGCCGGAAACGATGTGAACTCCATCTGCTATGAACAGCATCAGAAAGCAAAGGATATTCTTGAAGGCAGAAAGCATGATGCCACATTTTATCCCGTCATATTTGGAGCGGATGACGATGAGGACTGGACTGATCCTAAGATATGGAAGAAAGCGAATCCATCGCTTGGGATTACCGTTGGTATCGACAAGGTGGAGACCGCCTGTGAGCAGGCAAAGCAGAATCCTGCCGAGGAGAACTCTTTCCGGCAGCTAAGGCTCAATCAATGGGTGAAACAGTCCGTCAGATGGATGCCTATGGATAAATGGGATGCCTGCGCGTTTGCCGTAAATGAGGATGCTTTGGAAGGCAGAGTCTGCTACGGCGGGCTTGACCTGTCCTCCACAACGGACATCACGGCTTTTGTGCTGGTGTTTCCGCCGCTGGATGAGGATGATAAATACGCTGTTCTTCCGTATTTCTGGGTGCCGGAGGATACTTTGGAGCTTCGAGTGAAAAGAGATCATGTCATGTATGACCTTTGGGAAAAGCAGGGATTTATCCAGACAACAGAGGGAAATGTCATTCACTACGGCTATATTGAGAAATTCATCGAGGAACTGGGGAATCGTTTCAACATCCGTGAGATCGCCTTTGACCGCTGGGGCGCAGTACAGATGGTTCAAAACCTGGAGGGCATGGGGTTTACTGTCGTGCCTTTCGGACAGGGCTTTAAGGATATGTCTCCGCCGACAAAGGAACTGATGAAGCTGACGCTTGAAGAAAAAATCGCCCACGGAGGACATCCGGTTCTTCGGTGGATGATGGATAACATCTATGTGAGAACCGATCCTGCAGGGAACATAAAAGCGGATAAGGAAAAATCGACTGAGAAAATAGACGGAGCTATCGCCACCATCATGGCGCTTGACAGAGCCATAAGATGCGGCAACGATACGAGCGCTTCAGTGTATGACAGCCGGGGACTTTTGATTTTATAAATTTTTCAAAAAAGTATTGACTACTACGCTACGTCATAGTTTATATTGATGTTACACGAGGAGGTAACTCATATGAGAACGATACATGAAGTGAGCGAATTAGTGGGAGTGAGTATACGCACTCTGCAATACTACGATAAAATAGGTCTTTTTCATCCGTCAGAATATACAGAATCGGGCTACCGTCTGTATGACGATACAGATTTAGAGCGGATGCAGCAGATATTGTTGTTTCGAGAGTTGGAATTTCCGCTGAAGGATATTAAAAAAATTATCAATAATCCCGACTTCGATAATGCCAAAGCACTGGAACAGCAAATTGAGCTTCTGACGCTGAAAAAGGAGCATATCGAAAACTTAATCATCCTCGCTCGTGAAATAAAACTGAAAGGAGTAAAACCCATGGATTTTAAAGCTTTTGACACAAAGAAAATTGATGAGTATGCAGCGCAAGCGAAAGCATACTGGGGAGACACAACGGCATATAAGGAATTTGAAGAAAAAAGCAAGACTCGCACAAAGGATGAAGAACAAATCATTGGCGAGAAATTGATGAAACTTTTTATTGAGTTCGGAACGATGAAGGATCAGGAACCGTCATCCGATCAAGCTCAGGCACAGGTGAGAAAATTGCAGAACTTTATCTCGAGCAACTATTATACCTGCAGTGATAAAATTCTTGCAGAATTGGGAAAAGCATATGGAAGTGGCGGTGAATTTACCAAGAATATTAATGATGCCGCTGGAAAAGGCACGGCACAATTTGTAGCCGCAGCAATTGAAGTTTACTGCAAATAAAAAGCTAATATAATTTCATCCAAAAAGCATCTCTTCGGAGGTGCTTTTTTATTACTCAAATCACGAAAGGAATGAAAGCCTATGGGAATTTTAAGCGGATTTTTTAAATCAAGGGATAAGCCTGAAAACAGAACTACCGGTTCGAGCTATGCCTTTTACCTCGGTGGTTCGTCTGCGGGCAAGGCGGTAAATGAGAGAACGGCAATGCAGATGACGGCGGTCTATGCCTGCGTGAGGATTCTGTCCGAAGCCATAGCCGGACTTCCGCTTCATCTCTACAAGTATCGTGAGGACGGAGGAAAGGAAAAAGCAATAGAGCATTCGCTTTACTGCCTCCTGCACGATGAGCCGAATCCCGAAATGAGTTCATTTGTATTCAGGGAAACGCTGATGACGCACCTGCTCTTGTGGGGAAATGCCTATGCGCAGATTATCCGTAACGGTCACGGTGAGGTCATTGCTTTGTATCCGCTTATGCCGAACAAGATGAGCGTAAACCGTGACAGCTCTGGAACTCTTTACTACGAGTACACAAGGCAGACCGAAGATGCGCCGACCTTAAAGGGAACAACAGTCAAGCTGAAACCTTCCGAAGTGCTGCATATACCCGGGCTTGGATTTGACGGACTTGTCGGGTACTCCCCGATAGCAATGGCGAAAAACGCTATCGGACTTGCAATAGCCACGGAAGAATACGGCTCTAAGTTCTTCGCAAACGGCGCGACACCGGGAGGCATCCTTGAACACCCGGGCGTAGTAAAAGATCCGGAGCGAGTAAGAAATTCCTGGAACTCTGCTTTCGGCGGCTCCGGAAATGCAAATAAGGTAGCAGTCCTTGAAGAAGGCATGAAGTATACGCCGATTTCCATCTCCCCGGAGCAGGCTCAATTCCTGGAAACGAGGAAGTTTCAGATAGACGAAATCGCCCGTATTTTCAGAGTGCCGCCTCACATGGTGGGTGACCTTGAGAAGTCGAGCTTTTCAAATATCGAACAGCAGTCGCTGGAGTTCGTGAAATATACGCTCGATCCATGGGTAACGCGCTGGGAGCAGTCTATTTACAGAACCCTTCTTTCTCCGAATGAGAAGAAGGATTTTTTTGTGAAGTTCAATGTGGAAGGCTTGCTTCGCGGTGACTATGTCAGCCGTATGAACGGCTATGCAACTGCCCGCCAGAACGGATGGATGAGCGCGAACGACATCCGAGAACTGGAAAACATGGATCGTATCCCTGCAGAAGAGGGCGGCGATCTTTATCTAATCAACGGCAACATGCTCCCGCTCTCGAATGCAGGAGCCTTTGCAAATATAAGCGAAAACGGAAAGGAGGAACAGGAAGGTGAAAAAGTTCTGGAACTGGACAAATCCGACAAACGAAGAAGGAAGTAATGAACGCGTCCTGGAACTTTACGGCACTATTGCCGAGGAGAGTTGGTTTGATGATGACATCACTCCCGCGATGTTCAAGGGTGAACTTTTAGCAGGAGAAGGTCCTATTACCATTTGGATCAACTCTCCCGGAGGAGACTGTGTAGCGGCAAGTCAAATCTACGCCATGCTCATGGACTACAAAGGCGATGTGACCGTAAAAATTGACGGTATTGCGGCATCAGCGGCATCCGTTGTCGCAATGGCGGGAACGAAGGTGCTGATGGCGCCTACCGCGATGATGATGCTTCATAATCCGGCCACAAGCGCGTTCGGCGATCATGTGGACATGACAAAGGCAATTGAAATGCTGGCAGAGTTTAAGGAATCCATTATCAATGCTTACGAGCTTAGAACAAACCTGTCGAGAAAACAGCTCGCCCGCATGATGGACGATACCACCTGGATGAATGCCAAAAAAGCGATAGAGCTTGGCTTTGTGGATGACATGCTGGGTGATGAAAAGCATGAGTTTATTAATAACGGTCAAAGTTTTGAGTTTTCGGCATCCGCTGTAGACCGCGCTTTGGTAGCCAAAATTTCTGCCAGGAACAAAACAAAAGAAGTTGTAAAGAAGAAACCCGAAGGCCGCCCTGTGGATGAGCTTAAGGCTTCACTTTACAAGAAACTACTGTAATCCAAAAGGAGGATTTTATTATGAACATTACTGAACTTAGAGAAAAGAGAAAGAAACTCTGGGAAACGATGGAGGGGTATCTTGACACCCATCGCAACAGCATGGGCGTACTCTCCGCCGAGGATGATGCGACCTATAACAAAATGGAAGCCGACCTTGACTCTCTTACAAACGAAATCAAGCGCATGGAAAGAAAAGATGCGATTGAGGCGGAACTGAGCAAGGCCGTAAACGAAGCAATCAAGGAAACCCCGCAGAATACGGACAGCGTAAAGAACGGAAAAATCGGCCGTGCGTCCGATGACTACAGGGATGACTTTGACAGGCATTTGCGCGGCAAAACGCTCATTCACAACGTCCTCTCCGAAGGCGTGGATGCGGATGGCGGATATCTCGTGCCGGAGGAGTTTGAAAGAGATATCGTAATGCAGCTTGAGGAAGAGAATGTTGTTCGTTCTCTCGCAAAGGTCATCACCACTCAGCATGAACGCAAGATTCCTGTTGCAAACGGACACTCCGTTGCGCAGTGGACGGCGGAAAACGCGGCCTATACGGAGAGCAATCCGACCTTCGGGCAGAAGCAGCTTGACGCATTCAAACTCACCGACCTTTGCAGGGTAAGCGTGGAACTTCTGCAGGATTCAGCCTTTGATATTGAGGACTACCTGATGAAGGAATTTGCCCGCGCTTTCGGTATCGCAGAGGAAGAAGCCTTTTGCGTCGGAACCGGCACAAACCAGCCTACGGGCGTCTTTACCGCAAACGGCGGCACTGTTGGCGTAACCACCGCGAGCGCTGCCGCTATTACGGCGGATGAGCTGATAAGTCTCGTCTATGCGCTTAAATCACCGTATCGCAGAAACGCCAAGTTCCTGTTAAATGATGCTACCGTATCCGCCATCAGAAAACTGAAGGATCAGAACGGCGCGTATCTGTGGCAGCCTTCCATTCAGGCAGGTCAGCCGGACAGACTCCTTGGCTATGAACTCTATACCTCGCCTTATGTTCCCGCAGTTGCCGCAGGCGCTCTTGCCGTGGCCTTCGGTGACTTCAAAAACTATTGGATCGGTGACCGCGCAGGAAGAACCGTGCAGCGTCTGAACGAACTCTACGCTACCAACGGACAGATTGGTTATGTGGCTACGGAGCGCGTGGACGGCAAGGTCATTCTGCCTGAAGGCATTCAGCTTCTTCAGATGAAGACGGCTTAATCGCTTGCTATGTTCATACGGGCGGCATTCTGGTGTCAGGATGCCGCCTGGCTTGTTTAAAGGAGGTGGAAACCGCGCATGATTACGCTTAATGAAGCAAAGAATTATTTAAGGGTGGACTTTGACGATGATGACGCGCTCATTACGGACCTCATTACTTCGGCTACAGCGATTGTCGCAAATGTTTCCCGCGCAGAGGATGCATCGGAACTTGAAACGATGGACAATGCTTCCGTTGCCGTACTTTATACGCTTGCCTACCTCTATGAACACCGTGAAGAAGCTGACCACCACGAGCTTATGCTCACGCTTCGCTGTCTTCTCTTCGGTGAGAGAAAGGCGGGATTTTGATGGATATTGCGCTGCTTAATACTCGCGTTACCTTTCAAAAGAAAACGGTGACGATGGATGAAATCGGAAATCAGATAGTGAGCTGGGAGGACTGCTTTTCCTGCGCCGCCACAATATCCGGCGAAGGCGGCGGTGAAACCTTCGCTGCCGCATCAGAGGAAGACAGATCTGATATGGCCGTTACTGTACGCTGGTGCAAAAAAACTGAAGCCGTCACAATGACGGACTGCCGCATTCTTTTTCAGGATGCCGCCTATGACATAAACCGTATTGATCATATGAGCTTTAAAAAGAAGTCAATCAAGTTCTTCTGCAGAAAGGAGAGAAAGTGATGACTAAAAAGGCGGCAATCGATGATATGGAGAGCGCCATTATGAAGGAGCTTGAGAAATACGCGGACATTGCGGCGGATGATCTGAAAGACGCGGTCAGGGAAACTGCAAAGTCCGTCAAAAAGGATATCCAGTCGAATGCTCCTCAAGGCACGGGAAAGTACAAGAAATCATGGTCTGTTAAAAACATGCGCGAGGACTCCCGGTCAATTGACCTTGTGGTGCATTCGAGAAACCGATATCAGATTGCGCACCTCTTGGAACACGGTCATGCAAAACGCGGCGGCGGCAGAGTGTCCGCAAGACCTCACATAGCTTCCGCAGAAAAGAAAGGAACGGAATATCTCGTGAAGACCATCGAATCCAAGCTGAAAGGATGATGCTATGAATTATGAAGATATCGTAAATATGCTGGAAGAAACGAATCTTCCGTTTGCCTATGACCACTTTGCGGAGGGGGAAGCGCCGGAGCCTCCCTTTATCTGCTTTCTTTTTCCGGGGACGTCAAATGTCTTCGCGGATAACGTGGTATGGCAAAAAATCAATGACCTGAATATCGAACTTTATACAAATAAAAAAGAGCCTGCTCTTGAAGCGAGACTTGAGGATGTCCTGACCGCCCATGAATTTCCGTATGAAAAATCGGAGGTCTGGATTGAATCGGAAAACATGTATGAAGTTCTTTATCAAACACAGATGATAGGAGGATAAAACATATGCCTAATACAAAAAACAAGGTCAAGTTCGGCCTGAAAAATTGCCACTATGCCATCGCCATACTTGCCGAGGACGGGAAGGTCACCTTCTCAGCACCTGTAGCGATGCCTGGGGCGGTCAGTCTGTCCCTTGATGCCGAAGGCGAAAACGAGCCGTTTTATGCGGATGATACCGTGTATTACATGGTTTCAAACAATAACGGGTATTCCGGGGATTTTGAACTGGCGCTCATTCCCGAGAGTTTCCTTACGGATGTTATGCATGAAACCGAGGATGCGAACGGCGTGATTGCGGAGAACAAGGACGTGGAGCCTGAACATTTCGCGCTGCTTTTTGAGTTTTCCGGCGATCAGAGAAAAATCCGCCACTGCATGTATTACTGCTCGGCTGCAAGACCGTCCGTTTCCGGAGCTACCAAGGAGGACTCTACCGAAGTGCAGACGGAGACGCTCTCGCTTACGGTATCTCCGCTTCCTTCGGGGCTTGTCAAAGTAAAGACCGGAACGAACACCACGGCATCCGTTTATGACGCCTGGTATACCAGCGTTTATGAGCCGCAGAGCGCGCCGCCATCGGGAGGAGGAGCATAAAAATGGCTGTGACAAAAACAATTGAAATTGACGGGCGCGAGGTAACATTCCGCGCCTCCGCCGCTATTCCGAGACTCTATAGAAATCAGTTCCACAGGGATATCTACCGCGACTTAAACGACCTGCAAAAAGGCATGGAAAAGAGCGATGAGGAAAGCTCCTCTCTCGACACATTCTCGCTGGAGCTTTTTGAAAATATCGCCTGGCTGATGGCAAAGCATGCGGATAATGACGCGCCGGATTCACCGGAGAAATGGCTTGATGACTTTTCCACATTCTCCATCTACGAGATTCTGCCACAGATTATTGATCTGTGGGGACTCAATGTGCAGCAGCAAGTAGACTCTAAAAAAAACAGCATCAGACAGAGCGGGAAATGACAACCCCGCTCTTTTTGCTCCGCTGTGTACAGATAGGGCTTGCCATAGGAGAATTGGAGCTTCTTACCATCGGCACGGTCAATGACATGTATGCGGAAATGAGTAACGATGACTGGAATTACCCGGAAATCGCTACGCAGGAAATGATGGACAGATTTTAAGGAAGGAGGCGTACCTTATGGCGGACAGAATCAAAGGGATAACAGTGGAAATCGGCGGAGATACCACCGGACTTTCCAAAGCGTTATCCGGCGTCAACAAAGAAATCCGCAGCACGCAGGCGCAGCTTAAGGACGTAAATCGTCTGCTTAAGCTCGATCCTGCGAACACCGCGCTGTTAGAGCAAAAGCAGAAGCTCTTAAAAGACGCGGTAAGCGAAACAAAGGATAAATTAAAACAGCTGAAGTCCGTGCAGGATCAGATGGACGCCGGCCTTAAAAACGGATCTGTCACCCAGCAGCAGTATGACGCTTGGCAAAGAGAGATCATCGCCACCGGGCAGGAACTAAAGAATCTCGAGGAGCAGGTAAAGAAAAGCGACTCGGCAATCTCAGCCACATTGAAAAACACAGGTTCCAAGCTGCAGGCGGTCGGCGGGAAAATATCGGATGTCGGAGAATCACTGACAAAAGGCGTGACGGCTCCGATTGCCGCTATCGGAGCTGCTTCGCTTGCCGCCTTCAATGAGGTGGACGCGGGGCTGGATATTGTGGCGCAGAAAACGGGCGCGACCGGGGAAGCGCTCGAGAGCATGAACCAGATTGTAAAAGACCTCGCCACGGAAATCCCAACAGACTTTGAAACCGCCGGCGCAGCTGTCGGCGAGGTCAATACCCGTTTCGGACTTACAGGTCAGGCGCTGGATGACCTCTCTGCGAAATTTATCAAGTTCGCCCAATTAAATGATACCGATGTTTCCACATCCATCGACAATGTATCCGCCGTCATGAACGCGTTCGGCATGGACGCAAATGAGGCCGGAAGCATGCTTGACGCGCTGAATGCGACAGGAGAGGCTACGGGGATCGATATGGACACCCTGGCGGGACTTTTGTCCTCAAACGCCGCGCAGCTGAAAGCGATGGGTCTTACCGCTCAGGAAGCGGCAGGATTTATGGGAATGGTGGAAATGTCAGGTCTTGATACCTCGGCCGCAATGATGGGACTTAAGACCGCCATGAAGAACGCCGCCAAGGACGGAAAAACGCTCGACCAGGCAATGGCGGACTTTGCCGGCACCATGCAGGGAAACGGGACGGAAGCCGAAAAACTCCAGGCGGCTTATGACCTTTTCGGAAGCAAGGCCGGAGCTGCCATATATAACGCGGTGCAGACGGGAAAATTAAACCTTGAGGATCTATCCGGCACTCTTGGCAACTTTGCGGGAAGCGTTGACAAAACTTTCAATGAAACCCTCGATCCCATTGACCAGTTCAAAATGACCATGAACTCTCTCAAGGAAGTCGGAGCGGATATTGGAAACAGTCTGGCTTCCGTTCTCGCACCTGTGTTAAAGGATATTTCCGCGGGGCTTCAGAGATTCTCCGAGTTTTGGAAAGGAATCCCCGAACCCGTGCAGCAGGTCATTGTAAAGATCGCGCTGATTGCGGCTGTGATAGGGCCGCTCCTTATTGCCATTGGAAAAGTAATATCCGCCGTAGGCACGATTATGACGATTATTCCTGCTGTCACTACCGCAATCGGCGCAGTGAAAACGGCGATGATCGGAGTAAACGCGGCAATGGCGGCAAATCCGATAGGGTTAATTATCGCGGCCATCGGACTGCTTGTCGCCGCATTTATCTATCTCTGGAATCACTGTGAGGGCTTCCGACAGTTCTGGATTAACCTTTGGGAGAATGTAAAGCAGGCGGCGATTACGGTATGGACAGCTATCAAGGACTTCTTTACAGGAATATGGGAAGCCATAAAGAACACTTTTACTACCGTTGTGAGCGCTATCAGTTCATTTCTCTTTGGAGCATGGAACGCTGTGAAAACCACCGTGCAGACAGTGATGAACGCGATCAGCACGGTCATAACCACTATATGGAACGGCATTAAGAATTTCTTTACCGTGATTTTTACGGCAATACAGACAGTGGTTACCACATATTTCAACATATATAAGACGGTAATTACTACGGTCATAAATGCAATCAAAACCGTGATTACGACCGTGTGGAACGCTATAAAAACAACCGTTTCCGCCGTGCTGAACGGAATCAAGGCTGTGATTACCGGCGTATGGAACGGAATCAAGACCGCCGTGATGGGGGTGGTAAATGCTATGAGGTCGGGCATATCGGGAGCGTTCAGCGCCATTAAAAGCACCATAAGCGGAATTCTAAACGGCATTAAAAATACCTTCAGTTCGGTTTTTAACGGGATATGGAGCTTTGTTTCCGGGATCGTGAACAAGCTGAAAGGCATTTTCAACTTCAAATGGAGCCTTCCGAAAATTAAGCTGCCGCACTTTTCCATATCGGGAAAGTTCTCTCTTGCGCCGCCGAGCATTCCGCACATTTCGGTTGACTGGTACAAGAAAGCCATGGACGGCGGAATGATATTAAAAGACGCGACGATTTTCGGCAGATCGGGAAATACGCTTCTCGGCGGAGGTGAAGCAGGCGCGGAGGCCGTTGTGGGCGTGAATTCGCTGCGCGCAATGATTAAGGACGCTGTTGGGAACGCTTCTGCGGACGGAGGAAACGCGCCGCTGATCAACATTGAAAGCATGAGCGTAAGAAGCGATGACGATATCAGAAAAATATCGCAGCAGTTAAACAGTCTGCTTGTGGCGGGAAGAAGAGCGAAAGGAGCGGTGATCTAAATGGGATTTACATTCAATGGCATCTCATCCCAGTCAATGGGACTTGCCACAAGGATGGCGTCGGAAAACCGAATGCCGGATTTTACAAACCATACCGTCACCATTCCGGGGCGCGAAGGCGTCTTTGATTTCGGAGAAACCGCAGGCGAGCGTAAAATCGTCATTTCCTGCTTTATTCCACCCAGAAAAAGCGATGCGGACTTCCTTTCAAAGAAAGATGAAATCATCGCGTGGCTGAACCCCGATGCCGGGCTTTGCCCGCTTACGCTGGATAAGGAGCCGGGACGGATATATATGGCAAGGCTTGAGAGCGGATTTTCCTTTGACAAGGCGGTCAGAAATTCCTGCACATTTGACCTTGCGTTTTTCTGTCCTGATCCATATTCCTATGCAGGAAGCGATGAAACATATCAGATTACAGAGACGGGAACATCAACGGTTACACGGATGCTTGGAAATATTGAATCATGTCCTGTCTATTCTTTTTCAGCAAACCTTCCCGCGGGAAAGAAAACTGAGATAGAAACAAACGGGAGGAAACTCGAAATCACCGGAAAACTGACAGAGAATGAAGTGCTTGTGATTGATTCTTCTCTTGTAACAGCGCTGGTTACGGATCAAAACGGCAATGTTTTAAGAAACGGTCTTCCGCATTTGAAACGCCTTGATTTTCCAAGGCTTAAGGTCGGGGCGAATACTTTGGCCATTGAAGCAGACAGCGTAAGCAATGTAGTGGAAAAAATCCTGAATACGCAGGACTTTTTCACAGGCCAGATTCCTTCGTCATGGGGCAATGACGGTCTGTGGCGTTTTAATGACAACGCGCCTGATGCCGATACCTGTCTTTCGGATTCCTCCAGCAAGGGAAGAAAACTGTATATCAACAACTGGAGCGGGACGACCGCCACAATGAAAAAAGACGGGCATCTTGGAAATTATTTCAAGATGAATTTAAACGATCCGGGGACGGAGAAGAGCTATCTCAAATTAACCAATGACGGAACGCTCTTTTCCAATATCGGAGCTGCGCTTGCAGTGGGCGGATGGTTTTGCCCGACAACTTATTCTGTCGGAAACACATACTGCCCGATATTAAATACAAGAGGCGGTCCGGGCAATCCAATCATTTACTTTTCGCTCTTCAGCGGAGAGCCGAGGTTTATGTTCTATAACGCTTTGGGGACACTGATTTATGACAATACCTTTAATCCGGGCTTTGCTCTTTTAAACGGCGGCTGGTACTTTATGTCATGCCTCATAAGACCGGAAAGTAGAGAAGTATCGCTCTTCGTGGGTGACAGAAGCAGCGGAGCAATCTGGACGAAAGAGGATATTCTGAATGGAGACTTGAACCGTTCCTGCACGGCTGATCTGTTGTGGGGAACGCACGCCGGCACTTACTGGTACGCGGGAGGATTCGACGAGTGGTTTTTGGACAGCGATTCAAACCTGACGCCATCTGATGTTATCTCATGGTTTAAGAAGTCGCTTTCGGCAAACGGAGCGGACGCGTTATCCGATGCAGACGGGCTGCAAGAGGAAAACAAAGTAAAGCTCAAAGCCGTAAACGGAGTATACGCTGCAAGCGGAATGTTCACGACAGCGGCTGCGGAATACGGCATCACCGGAAAAGGCTATGTAATACTTGATGCGGAACTTCCTGCCGGAACAGGAGTAAGCGTTGAGACTTCCGTATCAAATGACCTTGCCGCGTGGTCGGACTGGGAAACGCCTGCCGCCGACGGAGAAATATCGGCTCAAGGCGAAAGCTATATCCGTTTTCGCGTGACACTCTCAACAGCGGATACATCCGTTACTCCCGTGCTGAATGCTATAGAACTTTCAACACCAGGTGAATCCGCGTTTAAGAAACTCGTCATCCAGGCGAAAAGCCGCTGGAGGTAATTAAATGGAGAATTTAATACTGCTCGATTTAAGCGGAAATCAGGAAGCCGTGCTGGATAATGCCTATGACGTCATTATCGCGGGCGAAATAAACGGAATCGACACGCTGTCGTTTAACATGCCGTTCTCGGACGGCAAAAGACGGTACCTTGAAAATGAAAAGCAGGTCAAAGTCCGCGATGATATCTACCGCATCAGAACAATTACTGATGAAAAAGAAGAAAACGGAACAGCTGTAACCTCTGTTTATGCGGAGGCCGCGTTTTACGATCTCGGTTTTTCCGTGAAGAAAAAACAGACCGACTTTAATGCGGATACGGCGGATGCGCCGATTGCATACGCTCTTACAGGTACGGACTGGACAATAGGAACCGTGAACGTCAGAACTAAAAGAACATGGACCTGCAGCGAGAAAAACGCTCTCGCCATTTTAAGAAAGGCGCAGGACATTCACGGCGGGGATCTGGTTTTCGATAACAATAACAAGACCGTAAGCCTTATGACATTCAGCGGAGAGGATTCGGGAGCGCTGTTTTGCTACCGGAAGAACATGAAATCCATCAAGCGTGTCATTGATACGCAGAGTCTGATTACAAGGCTTTACACCTACGGCAAGGATGGCATGACGTTCTCCTCTATAAACGGCGGCAAGGAGTATGTGGAAGATACGGCCTATACAAATGAGATCAGGGTTTCTTCCCTCGACTGCTCAAGCTTTACGAACCCGTATCAGATGCTGGAGTACGCAAATATGCGCCTTTCGGCTTACGCGGCGCCGAGAATCTCCTATGTGCTGAACGCGATGGATTTATCAAACCTTACGGGATACAGCCATGAACGATGGAAACTTGGCGATATCATAACCGTAAAAGACGATGAGATGAATATCTCCATAAAAACAAGGATTGTAAGGCGGGAATATAACCTCAGGGAGCCCTGGAACACGGTGCTGGAGCTTTCCACCACCCTCAGGGAACTCGGCGATTCGTCCTCTCAGTGGGATTCTGCCGCGGATACGCTTTCCGGGGCAAATCTTGTGGACAGTCAGGAAATGAAAGACCTTGTGCCGTTTAACCACCTTAAAAATTCAAGGGCGGACAACGGCTTCGCCTACTGGCAAAACTCCGGCTTTACCGTGGACGCATCAAACGGCGTATCGGGAACAGCATCCTTTAAGTGCGAGGGAGCGCCCGGCATGACAAAGAGTCTCTCGCAAACGGTCACGCCCACAAACCGTGAAAGTTATACTTTTTCCTGTCAGATAGCCTCAGAAAATCTGAAAAAAGGCGAAAACGGACAGATCGGCATCGAGGTGGAATTTGAGTACGAGGATGGAACAACAGAGACGCGTTTTATCGATCTTATCTGACGAAAGGAAAAGCTATGGTTTCATTTACGCATACGGCAAAAGCGGTCAGCGCGCAAAACGGACGGGTTAAGAAAATATGTATCCGCATCTGCGTGACAGACTGCGCGGGAGATGTATATATAACCGACATGCTCCTTCAGGGCGGCTCCATTGCAACGGGCTGGACTGGACATGTATCGGAGATTCAGTGGACGGAGGACGGAAACTAAAATGCCGAGATTCATAAGGTTTACGGAAACTATCAAAAAGAAACGGAATAACCGGATCGTAAGTGTGACGGTGCGTCCTATGGTTACAGACTGCGAAGGCGCAGTGTATTTTACAGATATCATGCTCCAGGAAGGCGACAGGCTTTCGGGTTACTCACACAACACAGCGGAGATGCTTAAAAAGTATCAGACCGGAGATGAATATGCCGTTACCGATAAACGCTTCTATAACGGCATCGTCCGCGGAAGCGCGGCGCTGATCATCTTCAGCCTCGGACAAACCTCTGCGGGAATCGACTGGAAAGTATATCCGAATCAGAACATGGCGGAGGAATCCATTACTCTCGCTCTTGGCGAAGGCGCGCATAAGGCTGTCTTTAAAAGCGACGCGCTCGCGGGAGATGAGCTTTCGCTTCTCGCTTCAAGCAGACGGTGTCTGAAAAACGGAGCACCTGCCGAAAAGTACGGATTTTTTCAGTACTGCGCCGCCTGCGACAGCAAGCATCCTGTAAGAGTTGAGGATAAGAAGTCAGCAAGGCTGTATGTGGAGTTTTATGAAATGAAGGATGGTGACGGCGCATGAGCAGGGATATTCTAAAAGGAAGGCAGTGCATGATATGGACATTCATGGGAAACGCCCGCATGTATGCCGCGCTGAATAAATACGGAGACCGTCTCTCGCAGGTCGGTCTTTTTTCTTTCAAGGCGGATTCATCCGGCGCGATAACCGAACAGGGAGTCGCAATTTCAGACATGCTGACCTACATAAACCGATATCCACACATCAAGTGGCTGTTAACAGTCAGAAATGACGGGATCGGAAGCATCTTCACGGCGCTTCGGGAAAACACGGGCGGTGCGCAGGACATATTTCTTTCAGAAATCATCCGCATCATGGAAAAGTACACCTGGTGCGCCGGCGTTGATATTGACCTTGAGCGCGGCGGGAGTTACTCCACGGCCGCAAAATCAACTGCCATGTTTCGGAATATCTATCAGGCGGTGAAAGCGTATGATACTCAGAAGCAGGTAAATATTTGTCTCCCCGGCATGACGAGTGTCAATGGTTCTGTCGGAGGCGAGAACTGGTGCGTTTACGCGGATCTTGATCCTTACTGCGACAGCGCCGCTATCATGAGCTACGGCATGGCATGGGCAGGCTCCGCGCCGGGACCCGTATCACCGAAGGACTGGCTGGACGGAATATATAATTACGCCTCAAAAGTAATGACGCCGGATAAAATATTCTTAGGTCTTCCGGCCTACGGGTGGAACTGGCAGATATATGAAAAACCGGAAAACCTGGGAGAAACCTACCGCGGAACATCTAACACATACTATGCGGCGAAGAATTGGATGACCGGAAAGTACAACTTCACGGGAGACGGCCCGCCGCAGCCGTTTATTCCGATACTCGCCTACTGGGACGATTACAACAAAGTGCCGTATGCTTTTCCTGAGGTTTATGACTTTATGGAAGGACATGACGCTTCAAGCTATCAGTATCCGCTGATGAACGATGTCTATAAAAGAAGGCGGTATCTTACCGCTTACGGAAAGACGCAAAAGACAGCATTCGGAACGATATACACAGACCGTGACGGAACGCCCGACAGCTGCTCCGGCATCGTGTCAGCGGAAAACGGCATGGCTGTTCTCGGAGATAACGGCGAAGCTTCATTTAATTTTTCGGTAAGCGCGGCGGGCCAATATGATATCGCAGTCAGGCTTTGCTATCCATTTTGGGATAAAAACGGCATTTATGTTTCGATTGACGGATATGAAAAGCGCTTCACGGAAAGCAGGCATTGGTGGCCTTACTGGCGAAGCAGCTTCTGGGTGACGCTTGCAAAGGACATGTCCCTGTCTGCGGGAATGCACACCATCACGATATCCGTGGATAAAAAAGGCGTACAATTTTACGGCTTCCGCGTATGCTCCGCTTTTTCGGAGAAACCCTATGCGGGAAGCGCGTCCTTTACGCTTTCACCTCGAAAGTTCATCGATGTAAACGGAAACGAGTGTCAGCCGGACAGGGGTTTTAAGCTGACAAGCGAGATGCTTCGAAGAAAACCCGACTCCGCACTTATCTGGTATGAGGACTTTCGGGATAACGGCGTGCTTGGCACAGGCTACTGGCAAATTCAGTCCGGTTCTTTCAATGTGTGGCGAGAGGACGAATATGCGGAAGGAAGAGTATATTCTCAGCTGGACGGGCAGGGCGCTCTTTCACTAAGCTATGACGGCTTTTCGGATATCCACTTAAAAGCCAGGCTCGCCTTTGCGGAGGGCAGTTCAGGCAAGGCGGGGGTATTCTGCGGCAGTCTCTTCTGTTGTCTGAATCTATCTGCGCAGGCAGTGGAGCTTTGGAACGGAAGCGAGAAGCTTGGAAGCTACAGTCAGAGCATATTAAGGACGCCGGCAACAAATCTTCGCGCGAATCCCAATATGTACACCATTGAAATGCGTATACGCGGAAACAGGGTCAGAGTATATTCCGGCGCGGCGGGAACGCTTCGTTTTACGGCGGCTGTCAGCGGGTTTTCAGGCGGATATGCAGGCTACAGGTCGGAAAGCAGAACGGTCTGCGAACTTCTCCGCATGGGCGATGCCTGGACTTACGAGCCGTATGAACGCTTCGATGTGACCTTCCCGGACGGAACAACCATGCAGTACGGAAGAATTCAAAGAAATAATGTCATATGGGATGACGAGTTTCAGGTATTTACCCTGACTTCTGATGTGGAGGAGTCCGATACGAGAAACGAAGATATCTCTATGGACTACGAGTTCTTCCATTCGCACCTTTTAAATCTCAGCTGCGGAAGCGACTACAACGTGACCGTTACGCCAAAGGACATCAATATATGGATTTCACGCTTATTCTTAGGCGATGCGGACGGCTTTTCCATCCTCTATTATCAGGACGTGGATTCGCTTATATACTGGGCGAATGAAGCCGCCTACCGCTGGAAACTTCGCGGAATCGCTGTCTGGTCGCTGGGGCAGGAAGATCTAAGGCTCTGGGAGGCTTTGCCGAAACAGACATAAGGAAGAAATATACGAATTATCGGTCGGTCAGACTGTCTGCAAAAAATGCGGGCGGTCTTTTTATTTATCAAAATTTCAAAGGAGGAATTTAGCTATGAAGGAATTCTGGGCAACCATTCAATTAATCTTTGCCGGTATCGGAGGCTGGCTCGGGTTTTATCTGGGAGGCTTTGACGGGCTTTTATATGCTCTCATCGTTTTTGCAGCCACCGACTACATCACAGGCATTATGTGCGCTGTAGCGGATAAGAAGCTCTCAAGAGCGGTAGGCTTTAAGGGCATAGCAAGGAAGGTGCTGATTTTTCTGCTTGTCGGTATTGGTCACATGCTGGATGCGCAGGTTATCGGCACGGGATCCGTGCTTCGAACCGCTGTCATCTTTTTCTATCTCTCAAATGAGGGACTCTCGCTTGTTGAAAATGCTGCCCACCTGGGACTGCCTGTCCCGGAAAAACTGAAGGCCGTGCTGGCGCAGCTTCATGACCGTGCGGAAAAGGAGGAAACGAAATGAGCAAAGGTATCGATGTATCCGTTTGGCAAGGTTCTATTGATTTTAATAAGGTCAAAGCTTCTGGCATAGACTTTGTCATTATCCGCGCGGGTTACGGCTCGCTTATTTCGCAGAAGGATAAATGTTTCGAACAAAACTATGCACGTGCCAAGGCGGCAGGGCTTCACGTAGGGGCTTACTGGTATTCCTACGCGGAAAGCGAAGCGCAGGCAATGCAGGAAGCTAAAATCTGCAAGAAAGTGCTTTCCGGAAAGCAGTTTGACTATCCTGTCTATTTTGACCTGGAGGAAAGAGCGCAGCTTTCAAAAGGGCGCGCTTTCTGCGACAGTCTTGTTACAGCATTTTGCAAGGAGATGGAAGCGGGCGGCTACTTTGCGGGATTCTATACATCCGCTTCCGTTGCCAAAAATATCCTCTCACCGTCTATCAGAAGCCGTTTCGCTTTCTGGTGCGCGCAGTGGGCAAGCAAAAACAGCTTTGAAGGCGCAAGCGGTCTGTGGCAGTATTCGAGCAACGGCACCGTTCCCGGCATCTCCGGCAGAGTCGACATGGACATTTCCTATATCAACTATCCGTCCATTATTAAAAACGGAGGGTTCAACGGTTATGTTAAAGGGACAGAAAATAAGCCGGCTCCTGCATCAAGCGCTCCGCGTGACGAGGTGGTTTCACAGGCCAGAGCGTGGCTCGGGAAAAAAGAAGCTGACGGCAGCCACAAAGAGATCATCGATGTTTACAACAGTCATAAGCCTCTCGCAAGGGGATATGCAGTTACTTACTCAGACGCATGGTGCGCCGCCTTCGTTTCCGCGGTCGCCATCAAATGCGGCGTGACGGATGTTCTTCCGACCGAGTGCAGCTGCGGGCAGATGATTGCCCTTTTTCGCAAACTCGGAGAGTGGGTGGAGAACGACGCTTATATTCCTTCTCCCGGCGATGTGATTTTCTATGACTGGCAGGACAGCGGCTCCGGCGATAACACCGGCTGGCCGGATCATGTCGGTATCGTAGAAAAGGTCTCCGGCGACACCATCACTGTCATCGAAGGCAATAAAAATAGTGCAGTCAGCAGGCGCACGCTACAGGTAAATGGCAAATACATCCGTGGCTATGGCGTGCCGAAGTACAGCGGCTCTGCCTCTCCTGCTCCTGCCGTTTCGGCAAAGAGCGTGGATAAGCTGGCCAGGGAAGTTCTGGAAGGAAAATGGGGAAACGGCAATGATCGTAAGAAGCGTCTGACCGCTGCCGGGTACGATTACGGAGCCGTGCAGACGAGAGTTAATGAACTTAGCCGGCAGCAGTCCAAGTCTGTAGAAGAACTCGCAAAGGAGGTTCTCACCGGAAAGTGGGGCAACGGCGATGACAGAAAGAACTGCCTGACCGCCGCCGGGTATGACTATTACGCGGTGCAGGCCAAGGTCAACGCTCTTCTGAAAAAGCAGGAAGCCACCCCAGTCTATTACATCGTAAAAAGCGGTGATACCTTATCAGGGATTGCTACGAGGTATGGCACCACGGTCTCTGCAATTCAGCGGCTTAATCCTACGCTGATTAAAAACGTCAACCTGATTCTGACCGGATGGAAAATCAGAGTGAAATAAATTAATATCCAATTCTCTATGCCTGCGAGTGTTCTTCGGAATGCCCGCAGGTTTTTTTTATTTTTCAAAACCGTCAGATTCTCCATCTTCCAAAGGCTACCTGATAGAGGGCAGGATGACAGACCCTCGGAAAGGAGCGATAAGCAATGAAGCGCAAACTGAAGATCAGTGTTTCAAAGCAGCCGCAGACGGGCGGGATAGTGACCTGCCGTAATCTCACGGTCAGAGAACGGCTTCTGAGGCTTCTCTTCGGAGACAAACGCAGAATGACTGTTCTGATACCGGGAGATTCCATAGGCGAGATCGCCATCTGCGAGACAAAGGAAGGAGGAGATGCAAATGAGCAGGGTCAAGTTACTTCTTGATGTGGTAAACGACATGCGTTCCCTTGCGGACAGTATCCAGGCGGTCTGCGATGCAATCGCATCAGATGAACCGCATGAAATGCCTCAAGCTGAAACGCCTGCCGCAGCGCCGGAGGAATCAGCGAAGAAAGCTGATAAGACCAAATCTGAGAAACAGCCGGAGATCACCCTTGAACAGGTGCGCGGCGTTCTTGCGGATAAGAGCCGCGGCGGTAAGACCGCAGAAGTCAGAGCCATCATTCAGAAATATGGCGCAGACAGACTCAGCGGCATAAGTCCGAAGGATTATCCGGCGGTGCTTGCCGATGCGGAGGCGCTGTAATGAGAAAACATTCCATCCTTTCTCCTTCCGGATCACACAGGTGGCTGAACTGTACGCCATCGGCGAGACTGGAGCAGGAATTTGATGACAATGAGTCGGATGCGGCAAAGGAGGGTACTGCGGCGCATGCTCTGTGTGAACATAAGTTGAAAAAAGCGCTGCGCATGAGGAGCAGGCGTCCGGTATCCGATTACGACTCCGATGAGATGGAGGAATGCTCCGATGCCTATGTGGATTTCATTATGGAGCAGGCAGAAGCCGTAAAGCAGTGCTGCAAAGACCCGATTATTCTGATCGAGCAGCATCTGGATTTCTCCTGTTATGTGCCGGACGGCTTTGGCACCGGGGACTGCATCATCATCTCGGATGGGAAGCTGCACATCGTGGACTTCAAATACGGCATGGGCATCCTGGTCGAGGCGCAGGATAATCCACAGATGAAACTGTATGCTCTGGGCGCTCTGGAACTCTACGATGCCCTTTATGACATCAAGGAGGTATCCATGACCATCTTTCAGCCGAGGCGGGAAAACGTCAGCACATGGACAATCCCCGTGGAGGAACTGAAAGGCTGGGCGGAGAACGAGCTGAAGCCGAAAGCGCGTATGGCCTATAAAGGCGAGGGCGAATATCTCCCCGGAGAGTGGTGTACCTTCTGCCGCGCAGCGGTAAGGTGTCGTGCCAGAGCAGAAGAAAAGCTGAAGCTTGCGCAATCGGAGTTTCGTCTCCCGCCGCTTCTTACCGATGCGGAGATCGAAGAGATTCTCGCCGTTCTTCCCGACCTTACAAAATGGGCGAATGAGATTACAGCATATGCCACTGATGTTGCCGTAAACCACGGCAAGGAGTGGGACGGATTCAAAGTGGTCGAAGGGCGCTCTGTACGTAAGTACCGGGACGAGGAGAAAGTCGCGGATGCCGCCATCGATGCGGGCTATAAGGACATCTACAGGAAGTCGCTCATTACGCTGACGGAAATGCAGAAGCTGATGGGCAAAGCAAAGTTTGAAGAGGTTCTCGGCGGTCTCATCTATAAACCGCCGGGCAAGCCGACACTTGTTCCGAAATCGGACAAACGTCCGGCTATGAATGTAACAAACGCCATGAACGAATTTAACGAAATCAAGGAGGATATGTAAAATGGCAAACAATAACAGCAAGACGAAGGTTATCACCGGTATCAACACGAGACTCTCTTATTTCCACGGCTGGGAGCCTGTATCCATCAACGGCGGCGCGGAGAAGTATTCCGTATCCGTTCTCATTCCGAAGGATGATGCCGCTACAGTAAACGCCATCAATGCGGCAATTGATGCCGCCATCGAGGAAGGCATCTCCAAGTTCGGCGGTAAGAAGCCCAATAAAGCCGCTCTTAAGCTGCCTCTTCGTGACGGCGATGCGGAGCGTGATGATGAAGCCTATAAGGGGCATTACTTTATCAACGCCAACTCCAATACCGCGCCTCAGATAGTAGACAGGGCGGTCAAGCCGATTCTTGACAGGAGCGAAGTATACAGCGGCTGCTACGGCAGAGTATCGCTTAACTTTTATGCATTCAATTCAAATGGCAACAAGGGTATCGCCTGCGGTCTTGGAAACATTCAGAAAGTGCGAGATGGGGAGCCTCTCGGAGGCAGAACGAACGCTGCGGATGACTTCGCCACTCTTGATGACGATGATTTTCTGGCATAAGGAGGGCGTGAACTATGACAACATATCAGAGTTTTATGCTCTCGACCTGCTTCGGTGTCGCAACGGGGATCGTGATTGCCGGATGGTTCTTTATCATTAAGGACTGGATCGAAAAGATCAAAGAAAAATGCCGTAAGCGTAAAGATGCGCAAAAGACTGAAGCGGAAACCACAATCGAAGAGTGACAGTGTACGGGCGGCGGGGCAACCTTGCCGCCTGGTTTTATAAGGAGGCTTTATGAAAAACATTGAAATTGATATTGAGACATATTCCTCCGTCAGTCTACAGAAATGCGGTGTGTACAAATACGCTGAAAGCGCTGATTTTGAGATTCTGCTGTTCGAATACAGCATAGATGGCGGCGAGGCGCGGACTATTGACCTTGCCTGCGGAGAAGAGATTCCGGCGGATATCATTGACGCGCTGACGGATGGCAAAGTGACCAAGTGGGCGTTTAATGCGCAGTTTGAGCGTGTCTGCCTTTCCAGGCATCTTGCGGATAAGGGCATGAGCCTTGACACGTTCCATGATAACCATCCTCTTTCAAGTGAGTGCACAAGGTTTCTCAGTCCTGAGTCCTGGCGGTGTTCGATGGTGTGGTCTGCCTATATGGGACTTCCTCTCTCCCTGGAAGGGGTCGGCGCGGTGCTGGGTCTTGAAAAACAGAAGCTGACGGAAGGCAAAGAACTGATCCGTTATTTCTCTATGCCATGCAGCCCGACAAAGTCGAACGGCGGACGCACACGAAACTTGCCGGAGCATGACATGGAAAAGTGGCAGAGGTACAAGGCGTATAACATTCGGGACGTGGAAACGGAAATGCAGATACAAAAGAAGCTGTCAAAATTTCCCGTGTCGGAAGAAATATGGGAGGAATACCACATCGATCAGGAAATCAATGACAGGGGCATCCGCGTGGATATGCCGCTTGTAAAGCAGGCAATCGCCATAGATGAATTGTCCCGCAAAAGGCTAACGGCTGCCATGAAGGATATTACCGACCTCGATAATCCGAACAGCGTGGCGCAGATGAAATCATGGCTTTCAGATAACGGGCTTAAGATAGATACGCTCGGCAAAAAAGCCGTGGCTGCATTGATCGAAGAAACAGACGGAGACGTTTCTGAAGCGCTGTCTCTCCGTCAGCAGCTTGCCAAATCATCGGTGAAAAAGTATCAGGCAATGCAGAATGCCGCCTGCCGGGACAACAGATGCAGAGGAATGTTCCAGTTTTACGGAGCCAACCGGACAGGACGCTTTGCCGGAAGACTCGTGCAGCTGCAGAATCTTCCGCAGAATCATATGGAGGATCTCGCCAATGCGAGGGCGCTTGTAAGGGATGGAAACTTTGATGCTCTGGATATGCTTTATGATGATATCCCTGATACGCTCTCCCAGCTGATTCGTACCGCATTTATTCCGGCTGACGAGAAGAAGTTTTATGTGGCGGATTTCTCCGCAATTGAGGCAAGAGTCATCGCCTGGTTTGCCGGAGAGGACTGGCGGACACAGGTCTTTAAGGATGGCGGCGATATCTACTGCGCGTCCGCAAGCCGGATGTTCAAGGTGCCTGTTGAGAAGCATGGCATCAACAGTCATCTCCGGCAGAAAGGCAAGATTGCGGAACTCGCTCTCGGATACGGCGGCTCAGTCGGCGCTTTAAAAGCGATGGGCGCTCTTGAGATGGGGCTTGCTGAAGAGGAACTGCAGCCGCTTGTTGATGCCTGGCGGCAGTCGAATCCGAATATCGTCCGGTTCTGGTGGGAGGTTGATTCCGCAGTGAAAAAAGCAGTAAGGGAAAAAACTGTCCAGACCGTGAAAGGGATAAGGTTCACTTGCAGGAGCGGTATGCTTTTTATCACACTTCCGTCCGGAAGAAATCTTGCATATGTTAAGCCGCGTATCGGGGAGAACCGCTTCGGCGGGGAAGCTGTCACTTACGAGGGTGTGGGAAGTACGAAGAAATGGGAACGGCTCGAAAGTTACGGTCCGAAGTTCGTGGAAAACATCGTCCAGGCAACCTCGCGCGACATCCTGATGAATTCCATGAAGACGCTAAGGCACTGCAGCATTGTGGCTCATGTGCATGACGAGATCATCATAGAGGCAGATCCGGCGGTTTCGCTTGATGCGGTATGCGAACAGATGGGAAGAGTGCCGTCATGGGCTTCGGGACTGATCCTCAGAGCTGACGGGTACACCTGTGATTTCTATCAGAAAGATTAACTGTAAACGTCAGATTTCACCTTCTGCCGGGGCTACCCTGTAGGAGGTGTTTTTTTATGAATATCACACAGGTTGACGGAAATATCGTGACGGAGAGACTCCCTGTCCCGACAGAAGCTGAGATGCAGAACGAATATGACTACATTCTTGCGGAGAAACTCACCGGAAAGCTTCTTGAAAAAGGACTTGTTTCAAAGGATGAGCACGATGAAATCATGCGGAAAAACAGGGAAACTTTCAAGCCGTTTATTAGTAGAATCTCCGCATAAATGACTTGCTATATTCCCGCAGTAGAGTGATGTATATGATACTCAAAGTCAGGGAGGTGAGACGATGAAAAAGATAACAAAGATTGAAGCCGCCGGAAAGCGGGAAAACAGAAAACTTCGTGTAGCCGCTTATGCCAGAGTGTCCACAGGTTCAGATGAACAGCTGATGAGCCTTGAAGCTCAGAAAGAGCATTATGAGGAGTACATCAGGGCAAATTCAAAGTGGGAGTATGCTGGGCTTTATTATGATGAGGGAATATCCGGAACGAAGATGGCAAGACGCGAAGGACTGCTCCGGATGCTTGCTGACTGCGAAGCCGGGAAGATTGACTACATCATTGTGAAGTCCATCAGCCGGTTCTCAAGAAACACGCTTGAAAGTGTGGAGACGGTCAGAAAACTCTGTGGGATGGGCATCTATATTTACTTCGAGAAGGAGAATATCGATACCGGAAAGATGGAGGGAGAACTGCTTCTTTCCATCCTTTCGGGTCTTGCTGAAAACGAGTCGAGATCCACATCGCAGAATGTGGTCTGGGGGATTCAGAAGCGCTTTGCAGAAGGAACTTTCAAGCTTTCCTCCGTACCGTACGGATACACACTTAAGGACGGAGAACTGTTCATAAATGAACCGGAAGCTGAGATTATCAGATGGATATTTGACGGGGTGCTTTCAGGAAACTCAACAACGAAGCTGGCAACGGCACTTACGAAAAAAGGTGTTCTACCGGCGCGAGGCAAGAAGTGGTATGCATCGACCATAAGACAGATGATCAGAAACGAAAAATACGTCGGTGATGTTCTTTTGCAGAAAACCTACACCGATGACAGTTTCAACCGGCACATGAATAACGGAGAACGCAACCGGTACCTGATAGCGGATCATCATGATCCGATAGTAAGCAGGGAGGTTTTCAAGGCGGCAAATGCAGTAATCGATGCAAATGCAGCCGAGAAGAACATCGTAAAAGGAACCGGAGTCTACAGCAGACGCTATATTCTTTCCGGACGGATTATCTGCGGTGAGTGCGGCGGAAAATGGAAACGCAGGATCATCAACGGTGCGCCTCATTACGTATGCGGGAAGCACATCGATGATAAGGAGGCCTGCGGGCAGCTTGCCATAAGGGCGGTATCGCTTGAGGCAGCATTCACAACTATGATGAACAAACTGACTTTTGCGAGGAAGGAAATTCTTCTTCCGCTTCAGGGAAGCTTAACCCTTTCGGGAGACGAAGATACTCTTGAACGGATCATCAGACTTGATGAAGAACTTTCCGGTATCACGGAGAGAAAGCAGCGTGTGAACAGCTTTTACAGCAAAGGACTTCTTGATGCGGCGGTTTATGCAGAGGAGACGGACAGCATCCTGAAGATGGAACAGGAACTGATCACCGAACGGGAAGCGCTTACAAAGGATACAGAGGGCGGGACGGAAAGAAAGAAGGCACTGACCTTGCTTCTTAAGTACACACAGAAGGGAATCATGCAGACGGAATACCGCGAGGAACTTCTCGATGAGCATGTTGACCGCGTTATCATCTACAGCAGGACGGAAGCCGGATTTGTCATGAAATGCGGACCGGAGTTCCGGGAAAGGATGGAATAATGGAACATACACCATACGGATACAGAGTGGAGAACGGGAAAGCCGTAATCAACGAGGCTGAGGCTGAGCAGGTGAGAACACTTTACGCGGGATACCTTCTCGGACTTTCTCTGAAGGCTGCGGCAGACCTTGCCGGAATAAAGGCAATGCACTGCCAGGCAAAGCGTATTATGCAGAACAGAAAGTACCTCGGAACGGAAGTCTACCCGCAGCTGATTGATGAGGAAACCTTCAATGCGGCACAGGAGGAACGGCTCCGCAGGGAAAAAGCTCTCGGACGTGATAACAGAGCGAAGAAGATTAAGCCGGTTCCAAAGATTCTTACGGAGTTTACGCTCGGGAATGTTACAAAGAAGTATGTGCATCCTGTCAAACAGGCTGAATATGCATATGGGAGAATAAAGGAGGCGAAGAGATGAGTTCACTTGCCCAGAACGTGACGGTCATTCCGGCAAGGAAAAAGGTCGGAACACAGGCACCGTCGGCAGCAGTACAGAAAACAAGGGTGGCAGCCTACTGCCGCGTATCGACGGAATATGAGGAACAGGAATCAAGCTACGAGATGCAGGTCGACCATTATACAACATTTATCAACGCCAATCCGGCGTGGGAGTTTGCCGGAGTGTATGCGGATGACGGAATCTCCGGAACGAACACCAGAAAGCGTGACGAGTTCAACCGCATGATTGAGGACTGCAAGGCCGGAAAGATTGACCGGATTCTTACGAAATCAATCAGCCGTTTTTCAAGGAACACCGTGGACTGCCTTAAGTACACAAGAGAACTTAAGGCAATGAACATAGCGGTATTCTTCGAAAAGGAGAACATAGACACGCTTGATGCGAAGGGCGAGGTGCTGATGACAATTATGGCAGCCCTTGCCCAGCAGGAATCGGAGTCACTTTCCGCAAATGTCCGCCTTGGTATCCAGTACCGGAACCAGAAAGGAAAGGTTCAGGTTAATCACAACCGCTTTCTTGGGTATACAAAGGACGAGGACGGAAAACTCGTTATTGTTCCAGAAGAGGCAGAAATCGTAAGAAGGATCTACACGGAATACCTTGAAGGAAAAAGCCTTCTTACCATCCGCCGGGGACTTGAAGCGGACGGAATCAGGAACGGGGCCGGAAACCTGCGCTGGCATGAGTCGAACCTCAAGCAGATCCTCACGAATGAAAAGTATATTGGGGATGCGCTTCTGCAGAAAACCTACACGGTCAGTATCCTCGAAAAGAAACGCGAGAAGAACAATGGCGTCCTGCCGAAGTATTATGTAGAGGGCTGTCACGAAGCCATTATCGACAAGACGGTGTTCCTGAAGGTCAGAGAGGAAATGACCAGGAGGGCAAACCTTAGCACTGGAGACAAGAAACGAGTCTACAGCGGAAAGTATGCGCTTTCAAGCATCGTGTACTGTTCACATTGCGGAGACATCTACCGCAGGATCAAATGGAACAACCGGGGTTGCAAATCCACGGTATGGAGATGCGTAAGCCGCGTTGAAGCTGGGGGACCGGAATGCACCGCAAGAACCGTGAAAGAGGAAGACCTTCAGGCAGCGGTTGTTGAAGCAGTCAATAAAGCATATGCCGGGCGGGAAGGCTTCATGGAGATGTTGCTTGCTAACATCGAATCGGTTATAAGCGGCGGAATCGAAGACCGGCTTAAGGATGTCAGCGAACGGGTCCGTACAAAACAAGCAGAGCTTCTGGAAGCCGGACGGGATGAAGAGACGGTAAAGCAGATCAGTGAAGAAATCACAGTCCTTCAGGACGAACGGCAGGATATCCTGACTGAATCGGCGCTTAAGCAGGATTACAGGGAACGCATGGAGGACATGGTTGCCTTCCTGAACGGGCAGACTGAAGCGGTGACGGAATATTCCGAAATCCTTACCAGAAGATTGATTGAGAAGATAACGGTTTATGATGAAACGATGACGGTCGAATTCAAATCCGGACTGGAGATTGACATCGAAGCATAAAAATGACTGATTACTTGGCATTCCCTGTGAAATTTTGCGGGGAGTGCCTTTTTTGTTGTAGATTTTCCCTCAAAACAGATGTATAATTAGTTGTACTATTTGTGAAACAAATTACCAGCGAGGAAAAGAGTATGGTAAAGAACAATATTGAAGTTGATGTTAAAGTAAAATGCATAGAGAACGGAACAACGCAAGCACAGCTCGCAGAGGACATCGGAACAACGAGATCCTATGTGAACCGTATCATCAAAGGCGAGAATGGCGTAGTGAATAAGACCTTTGTGCAGATGATGGAAGGGCTTGGGTATGATATTGAAATAAATTATGTGAAAAGAGAGAGGAATGCACAATGACGGTAAACGAAGAGCAGGCACTGAAAGACTTTTTGCTGGATATCGATTGCCTCAGGCGGCTTGATGACTGGACAGATGATTTTAATCTTTTTGATGTCTTGAAAATCACAAATGCCGAGATCCGTCACAGCAACATTCTCGGATGGTTCTTTGACCCTAATGAAAATCACGGTATGGGTGATAGATTTATCAAGACTTTTGCGACTAAAGTGGCTGGTCGGTGCAACCCGGAAAGATATGACGCTTTTCAGATGTTGCTGCAGGATTTCTTCTCATATCAGGTGTACAGAGAATCGAACCATATGGATATTGTGCTCGTTTCCAAAACAGAAAAAACGGCATATATTATTGAAAACAAGGTTTGGTCCGGAGAATCATCTCATCAGTTGAAGGATTATTTAGATAAGAGTAAGACCGAGTATAAAGATTGCAATCAGGTATTCTACATTTTCCTAACTCCTGACGGACGCAAGGCAAGTGATCCTGATAACTGGATATCATTCTCCTATGAAGAGATTATCGAGTGTCTCGAAAGCGCAGTCAATGGAATCAATCTTAAAGACGAAGTGCTGCTTGTTGTTAAAAACTATACTGATACGGTGAGGAAAAGCATTATGAAGGAAAAGGATGAGAAGCTGGTAAGCATATGCAACGAAATCTATAACAAGCATCGCACAGCTTTAAGATTAATTTTTGAAAATGTTAGCATAGACAGTTCTGTAGAATCAGAAATAATACGTAGCACATTACAGGAACTTGAGGAAGATAGTCAGATCCTTTACAAGGGGAGTAACAAGTGGCAGTTCTTTACCGAGCAAATGGATAAATTTCTTCCGGAACTCGATAGTAGCAATAGTTCATGGGGGACCAACTGGGTATATTACTATTGGTTCACAAAACCATCAGACGATAAGTTGAGAATCTATTTTGAAATTGGTGGATGGAATTTGACGGATGATCTTTCTTCTCATACAGATGCCCTTATCAGAGCTGCTGGGAAGAATAAGAGAGACGGCTATCAGTATATGAGGCTGTATCGTAAAGATGAGAAGCTGAGTGAAAACAATTATGAGGAAAGTTTGCGCGAAGCTGTAAAATCTTTGGTGAAAGCAGCACTTGCAAATGAAACGAAACTTCTGGCGAAGGCTGAAGAACTTTTAAGTGAGGACTCCTCAAAATCTTCGGATTGAATTGAATCTCGCGATATAAAACAGGAATGCGTATCTTATACTTGCATATGTTTCGAGTAGACAGACGAAACGGGTCTATGTATTTGAAAGGGCAGTCAAATGGATGTATCAAAAGAAAAATGGGGATACTTAAGGGAAACGAAGGAGCTGGCGGAGAGAGCGGGGAGAGACGCAGACACAGGATTGCATAGAACCGGGCTTGAGGAGTACCTTGCAGTTATCTTTCCGGGCACTACGGATTGGATTCATGATAAAACCATAAGTAATCTTCCGGAAGGTATTAAGTCAAGAAAAAGACCTGATTATCGAAGTGAATCACTGAAGATGATCGTTGAGTTTGATGGAACGCCTCACTATGACAGCCCGCAGAAAATACGAGACGATGAAATGGCTACAGAGTTTTATGAGAGTCTTGGATATAAGGTTGTGAGGATTCCGTTCTTTATTCAGCTTACTAATAAAGTTGTTAAGCAGCTGTTCGGTGTTGATGTGGAAGAACCGCTTTTTAATGAATCAATCCCTTCGATGGGTCCGAAAGGAATAAATCCGGCAAGCATCTGCGGAGCAGGTATTATGCGTATGGCTAAGGAATTTAGAAAGTTCCCAGAACAGTATGCGGTCAATCTGGAATATCTGAAGGCAGCTAACGATGAGTATTTAACCGGGGCAGAACTGCTTGAAACCATGTATAACAAGGAGAAGTAAGTATTGATGTGTTCCCGCAAACGAGTAGTTTTCTCGATATGTTCCCGTAAACGCAAAATGGCTTGGATATGTTTCCGTAAACGAGAACGGTCGAGACAAGGGACAAAAACATCAATCTCATTGCCCCAACACAGCGCGCAGCGGCGGCGGAATATATGTACAGTCGCTGGCGGCAAGCATCAGCGGCGGAACGATTTCCGGCAACAAGGCCGGATTCATGGGCGGCGGAATATACGGAGGACTCGGTGCCAAGCCGAATCTGAAGCTTTCCAACATGGCTGTTTACAGCAATACCGCATCGTCTATGGGCGGCGGCCTGTACTCATGTCCGACAGGACGTATATATCTTTACGGCAAGAACGGCGGAGCCGTTTTCGGCAACAAGAGTGATACAGTCGGCGATGATATCAGTGCCGAAAGAACGATGTATAAGAGCGATGCGACTACGAGTTATACTACACTTTCAAACAGTATGCTCGGCGGCGGCATAGTGCATTACTACAACGACGGAGTGCCGGTGATGAGCACGACAGTAAACAATGTCGATAATTATTCACCGACGGGCGCGAGATATAACGCGCTTGATCCGGGAGATGAAGTGACTCCGAATGAAAGTACAACTCCGTATCTGCTGAAAGCTGTTGCAACGAAAGATGCAGAGAAGATGGCAGAGGATGCGGCGTCGCTGAAAATCACCAACAACAGCGCAGGTTACGGCGGCGGCATCGCTACTAACGCGAGCCTGACTATAGGCGAAAAGGATAAGGTCTGGAACCTTAATGTAAGTAAAACCTGGTCAGGCAATAAGGCAAAACCTGCTTCTGTGACAGTTGATCTTATCTACGGAGGCAAAGTCATTGATACGCTGAAACTGTCTGCGAAAAACAACTGGAAGGGAACTTTCAAGAACCTTGCGGAAGTTATGAAGGGCAAAGTCAGCATAAGCGAAGAGAGTGTTTCGGGCTGGACAGCATCTGTCGGCGGGATCACTGCTGAAAAAGACGGCACAGACCAGTCGGTAACGATCACAAATACAGAATCCGTTACGCCTCCGACACCGACGCCGACGGCGGGAACGATAACGGTAACCAAAAAGACTTTGAATCAGAGCGGCCAGGCCGTAAAAGTCAGCGGCACGTTCTATATTACATTGTTCAGCGATGAGAAATGCACCAAGATCGTCGGGCAGACGCAGTCGGTCGCAGTCAGGGACGGTGTGCCGGGAACGGCGACATTCACAGGTCTGGCGACGGGAAAATACTATGCGGCGGAGACAAACGCCGACGGCACGAAGCTGATAACTGAACCGGCAGCAGCCGGGAAATATGTCGGCTACGATGTGACGGGCAACGGTACGGCGGTGACGCTTTCGGCGGAAAATCCGTCGGGAACGGCAGTAATAACGAATGTTTATTCGCCGGCGGGACATAAAACTCCAAAAACGCCGACGAACCCTAAGACTCCGACAACGCCGACTACACCGACCACGCCTGCGTCGGGCACGTCTCAGACGGGCGATAACTTCAACGTCGGACTCTGGACGCTTCTGGCGGTTCTCGGACTGACAGGGATCACGGTTCCTGTATGGTTCAGAAGAAAGCGCGGCTGAGCAGCCGGGCAGCTAAATTTGATAGATAGCATATTAATATGCTTTTCTATAACCCTATAACCCTAAAACCCTAATAACAAGAAAAAGCTCCCCGTTCTGGGGAGTTTTTTCTTTTAGGGTTTTAGGGTTAGGGTTTATCACATATACTTGTTACAGTACATATTTAAGATGATTATACATATCAGTTTCCGTTTGTGGGCGAATTGGTACAAACAGTATCTGTCCTGTCACGAACAACATTTCACAAATGAGCTGCTCCTTACGTGCTGTTCGTACCATTTAAATTACGTAATATTACATCATCGTCTAAAAATCGCCTTAAGCAATTAATATGCAGTTAAGATATTATTGATAGTGCGGTACGCAGAAATAATTGCGGAGGTCAAAGAGATGAAACTGAAAAATATCATGTTTACGCTGGCAACAAATGAAGTTGTATCAGTAGACGGTATGTACATAGGTGATTTTTACATGGCAGATATGCATCGTGTTCTCACCAGAGAAAACAATCAGATAGTCGACAAGCTGATGGTCGGGGAAGTCTACATTGAAATAAGCAGAAGCGCCGACGGCGATTTTAATGCGCTGAACGACAACAGCCGCGGCACTACGCAGTTTGCCAGACTGACTGCAGATAAAGACATAGCCATGATACAGTTCTCCCTGGAACATCCCGTGGCCGGAATGCGCGAATATACCTGCTATCCCGTCTGGAACGGCAAAGGTTCCTGCAACGCGAATCAGACCTGCGTGATAAGCTCGCTCGGTCATCTCTATATAGCTGTCGGAGGCGATGATTTCCGCAGCGCCGCCGTCGACCCGGAAAAAATAAATGACAAGGCGGCGATCAAAAAGAAATTCAAGGATTACCGGATCAAATAA